ACCCCGCGAGGCCCCCAACGACTTGCGGATCTCCAGCTTCGCTCCGTCCAGATCCTTCGGAGCGGCCTCGGGCGGGGTCCGACGACCTGCGTCGACTGGAGCCCCTCCGCCCTGAGTCTTCGAGAACTGACCACCACGCGCCCTGGGGTGATCCTCTTCCTTCCAGTGAACGTGGACGTGAGTCGGCATCAGCAGCCCCCGGAGCTACGGTCTTTTATAGCCCAGAGAGGCCCGAATTCGCTTGCCTCTCGCCATCAGGCTCTCGGCTCGCGAGTGATGGCGATCCCCGGCCTCTCGATCGCCCGATCGGTGAGCTGCCGACGCCTTGGAGTAGGACTCCGCTGCCTGATGGAACGTCTCCATCGCGGCGTTGTGACCTCTGGACGCGCGCTCGTCGTCGTCCGGGGCGATGGTCCCCCGGTTTCGGCTTCCCCGCGCCGGGGACACGGATCCCTCCAGCCGGTCCGCTCTGTTCGCGTGCACCGTCGACAGGCGTCGGGCCGTCGGCTCGTCGGCGTCCCTGCCATGAACGTGGATGTGGATCGTCATCACTTCCTCTCCAGCTCGGGCGGGATGACCGGCTCCGGGTAGCATCGGCAGTTGTAGATGGCACCCGGATGAGACCGCTCGCCCCGCTCGCCGGAGACCGGCGGCTCGTCCCACCGAAAGAACTTCCCGTTCAGCTTCCTGTGGAGCTTCCGGACGTCGGCGTCCTCGGCGCTCCGCCAGATGTAACCATCGCTCCCGATGACCTCGGCTCGCGCCTGGGTCAGAGACGTCGCGGCTCGGCCCGTCTCTGTCCGAGCGATCAACTTGGCCCGACTCTCGGTGACCTGACCCAGCTCCCGTATGACGTCGAGCACGTCGTCGCGGGAGCCGCCCTCCAGACCCTTGATCGCGGCCTCGTGAACCTTCTGGGCGGCCTCCGTTGGCAGCGACGTGATGAGGCCCACGTTCTCGACCATCAGCTCCCGGAGCCGCGCTCCGGTCGGAGCAGTCTCGACCTCGACCTGGATGGCTGCGCCCATGTCCCGGGACAGCCTCTGCCACATCGTGGCGTCCCGACGGTTGACGTCGGCCAGCATCCTCGCGGCGACCGCAGTCGCCCAGGGGCGGAGCGTCACCGAGTATGCTCGGAGCGCCGCCTGCAGAGCGACTGGCTCGTGGATGGTTCCGGCGATCCCGCCCACGATCCGGGCGATCTTCCGGAGTTGGACCGAATACCACAGCTCCGCCCGACGGGGGCTCTGGAGCATCCGCTCCTTCTGCTTTCGGCGCTGCCGAGGAGTCGCCGCGTCGTCCCGGGCGGAGTGGCGAGGCTGGCCGGGGGCGGAGTCAGGTCGTGGCTGCGCCGGTCCGAGGTTGGTCTTCCTCTGGATCTGCATCCACATCGCCCTCCCCCATGACCTCCGGAGCAGGAGGTGGCGCCATCTCGGCTTGTTCGATCATCTCCTCCGTGATGGATCCCCAGAGGCCGGTCTCCCGAGAGATCGACCGGAGCTCGCGGAGCGCCGTTGCCTGGTCTACGATACCGTCCGCGAACGCCGAGGCGATCGTCGAGGTCGCCGTCGCCCCGGTGTTGATCCGATCGCTGTAGGTCGGCTGCCAGAGCGTCCGGAACTCGAAGTCCGCTTCCGACCAGTCGATGTCGAGCTTCTTGGACCTGGCGATCACCTTGGCGACCGTCAGGATGGGGTCCGTGAGAGTCCGCTCCTGCTGCGAGGCGATGCCGTCGTAGTATGTGCGGAGATCGCTCTCCCCCGACGAGTTGAGGCCCGTGGGGGACTGACCGAACAGACGGATGAGCGGGACCTGAGTGGCGCCCGAGATTTGCTGACCAAGCGCCACGAGAACGTCCGCCACCCCCGAAAATCCGGCCGAGGTGTTCGTTTCGAAGTCGTCGTCGGCGTCGAGGAGCGTGATGCCCTCGATGCCCTGAAGAAGTCGCCACTGATTGATCTGCTCGTAGACCTTCTCGAGCATCTTCCCGCCGCTCCCGATCAGGGAACGGAGACCCTTGATCTTCACGACCCGGATGTAGCTCTTGCCGACGAGCTGCACGACGCCAGCGGTGGCGGCGTCGAACCCGATCAGGCGATCGTAGAGCCGCTCCAGGACGGACATGCCCCAGAGCATCTCGGCGATGCGCTGCCAGTGCGGAAGCTGAACTCCCTCGAAGCGAAGGACCCGACTGTGGTGAACTCGCCGGTTGGCGAGGGCCGCCGAGTCGCTCACCACTCGGTAGAACTTCGGGAGCCCCAGGTCGGGACCCAGCTCCGTGACGAGGTCCCCGAGGTCGGGCTCCACCATCCACCGGTCCAAGACCAGGAGGCCCCTGAACTGCCCTGGGCCGACCGTCTCTATCCTCATCGGCGTCGAGTGATCCTGGCCGTCGATCAGGATGACCGCGATCGCGCCACCGTAGAGTCGAGACCATTTGAGCGTCGACGAGAGGTTCTGCCAGATGCTCCAGCGATTGAACTCTCGCTCCATCCTCTTGGCAGCCTCGGCGTCCACACCGGAGGTCCACTCGATCCCCTCGCGGGTCATGTCGTCGGCGACCGCGTCGACAGCGATTCCCGCCAGCCAGGACCCCCGATAGAGGTAGTCCATGAGCGCTCGGTTGCGCGAGATCGGGTTGTAGCCGTAGCTGCTCCCGTCCATCGTCGCGTTTCCGGTCCCCATTCCGAGGCGGAGAGCGAAATTCTGGAACGAGTCCTGGGCGACGAACGACTTCCGTCCGGTGACCGGGGGCGGAGCGGTCTTCCTCGCAGCTGCCCGAGCGGCGCGAACGAGGCTCTTGCTCTTCGGGTTGTCGGCCAATGGAGCGTCCTAGAGGTTGGCCCAGGATGCTGCTGCGCCCCCACTCTCGATCAGATCGTCGAGGGCATACCGAACTGCGTCCCAGCCGTGGTTGTGGGCATCGTTCACGATGGGGAGGATCGCCCCGGAGATACGGTCCGTCTTGTAGCTGTAGAGGCGAGCCTCCTCCGCCATGTTCGGGCAGCGCGTCTCGTGGATCACGATGCGGCGATACGACCTCAGGTGCTCGATGCCATCTTCGACCGACCCCTGCCACTTTCGGGCAGCTGTGATCGCCATCCCACCCTTCCGGGCGACGTGACTGATGGTCTCGGGGCGCGAGTTGTCGGCCTTGATCGGCCAGTCGCGATACCCTGGAATCGTCGAGAAGAGCGCCGGAAGATCGTCCAGCTCCACACCGTATCCGAAAACCTCCCTGTCGATGTAGAGAACCTCGTCGACGATGTAGCAGCGAATGAGGACGGTCGGGTCGTCGGCGAAACCCCAGTCGATCCCATAGTAGAACCTGTCGACGACCTCGGGCGGCTCGAACGTCTCGAACGAGACCTTTTTCCGGAAGACCGCGGCTGCGGACAGCTTTCGGAGGCGACCCTCCCAGATCCAGTCGTAGGCATCCTCGTCACCGAGCCGGATGGCCCGCTGCCTCTGCATCTCGAGGCCCTCGGGGAACCAGCGGTTGTCCCGCCAGTTTCCCTGGATCACGAGCGCGGTCGGGTCCCTCTTCTCGACGAAGTCGGCGTAGACGGGGTCCGTTGCCTCCTCGGGGTTGAAGGTGATGTAGCACTCGGCTCCCGGGGTCCGGAAGATAGTCGGGAAGAGAACGTCCAGCGAGTTTCGGCTGGCCGACCGAGCCTCCTCGATCCAGGTTTTCGTGATGCCCTCGGTGGACTTGATCTCCTCGATGTTGTGGCGGAGTCCCTTGAAGAGGAACTCGGAGCCGGTCAGAACGCACCGGATGGAGCTCTTCGTCACGTCGAACCAAGGACGAAGCTTCATCCCCTCGATCTGATCCGTCACGAGCTTGTGAACGGAGTCGGCGATGCTCGTCTGGAACTCGCGGGTGCAGAGTATCCGCTCCCTCCCGGAGTATGCGTCCAGAACGAGTTTCTTCGCCACCGTGTGGCTCTTCGCCGAGCCTCGTCCTCCGTGCAGGACCTTGAACTGAGGTCCGGGTTGGAAGATCGGGATGAACTTGCTCGGGACCTCGATCCGGAGCGACATTCGTCAGGACTCGGGGGCCGGGGGCGGCATGGGGTCCAGGCCAACGACGGTCACGCTCGGTGGCCGCATTGGCTCGCCGTTCTCGTCCAGATGCTGCAGGGACTGGACCGCGCGCCAGCGCTGGCCGTGTCGAGCTCCGAGCCAGAACTGGGCTGCCCCGACGTCCGGGAGGACGTCCTCCTCGTACTCGTGCTCGGTGACAACTCCGGTGTTGCTGATGGCGACCTTCTTCCTCTTGATCCGACCGCCGATGGCCCTCGTGTAGAGAGCGTCCGCGACCTCGGCGTCCGCGATCTCTCGTCCTCTGTGCATGGCCGCGCGAAAGGACGGATAGTCCCTGGACCAGTTCATGAGGCACGACAGCGACACGCCAAAGAACCTGGCGATCTGGGTGACGGTCAGACCGAGGAGGGACAGCTTCCTGACCTGTTCGTCGAACTCGGGGCTGTAGAGAGTGGGTCGCCCGATCTTCTTGTGCGGGGAGGCCAGCTCGTCGGCCACGCCCTTCTCGTCGAGATCGTCCGCGATATCGGTCATTGGTCAGCCTGAAGGGGAGGTCAGATGGTCACGGAGTCCTCCCGGATTGACGAGCGCCGGGAGATCATCTCGACCAGCTGCTCGGAACCTAGGTTAAGCGTAACTATGCCCCGTCCCGTCGGAAACGTAAAGCGGAAAATCGGTCCCATAGCGGATTTTTCGGGTCCAGTCCCCTCTGGATCGTCACGATCCCCTGTCGATGCCACAGCATGACTGCCTGGGAACTCGACGATAGATTTTCAGATAGATTCTTATAGCTGAGCCTCGGCTTCCCGGTCCTCTCGTTGATCAGCATCCGCATGGCGACGATCTTCCGGATGACGTATCGGTCGTCCGGGATCAGGGGGAGCCAGCCGAGGACCCAGTCCATGTGCGAGATCTCGACTGCGGAGGGTCGTCGCCTCGAGAGCGGTTCCGGAGCGCCCTCGGGGTCGGGGAGGGCGTCCCTCCAGGCGGAGGTCACCCACGACTGCGGACCAACCCTAGTCTGGATCCTGCCGAGTGTGGATCCTGCCGTGAGGAGGTGATCTCGGACGTCGTCCAGAGGAACGAGGCCGGGGGGCGAGTCCCTGCTCTCCCTGAACCTGGGCATCCACTCCCTCTCGTCGGAGTCCCGTCGATCCGCATACGAACCACCCATCTCACCGACCCCCCAAACACCCGACGACTCCGCCTATTATACGCTCACGCACGAAGCAAAGAAAGCATCGCCCCCCGCCCGCGTCCTACCTTCCGTTCCTAGCGGTTACGCTACTCTCCTATCACCAACCTATCACTCTCCTATCATCAAATTACTCCGCAAGTTCAACAACCTATCACACCTATCACTAATCCTCCTCACGTGTGCATGCGCATGCGCGCCTGTGCGGGCGTTAGGGTGCGGCTCCAGCCGCTAGGCGATGCCGATAGCAGCCCAGCCGCGAGATCCCATCCACGCCGAACCGGACGCTAGGTCCGCTAGGAGTGATAGGCTGTTGATTTTACGGAGTTTTTACTGATAGGACGCCGCTAGGAGGTGATAGGTGACCCGCTAGGAGGTGCGGCCGCCCCGATCCGAAGATCAGAAGCGGCCGCGAGGGAGGAGTTGGGGCGTCCACACCCAACCACCCGGAACCTTACGCTAACCTCGGGGCCGACGAAAGCCCTATTTCGGTCCGACTACCACCTGTGACGCCGCTCCGCCAGCTCCTCCTCCCTGAGCGCCGTCGAGAGATAGGACCGAGCGTGCTCGACGAGCCGACGAGCCTCGTCGCTGTCCCGACCTGCCTTCGAGATCGCGTTCTTGATGCAGCGAAGACCGGACCTCTTCGACGACGAGTCCGGAGCCTCCTGAAACTTCGCGCGAAGAGCTTTCGCGGTCGCCACGATAGGGTGTGTCACGACAGTGCTCCCAGAGTTACGCCGACCACGACGGACAGGACCCACGCTCCCCCGGCTCCGGCGACGCATCTCCACGACCGACACTCCG